GGAGGACGCATCCGTCCCTGGTCCCCATCTTCACGACGCGCTTCCCGGTCGAATCCTTGCACGACACGAGGCAGGACGGCGTCTTGTAGAACTGGAAGAAGAAGAACTTGTTCTTGATGTAGTTCCAGACGATCGTTATGGCCGCGGCCCCAGCGAGCCGACTCGGGATCGAGAGCCAAGCCTCGTTGTATTCCTTGTCGTGAACGATGCTCATGTATTTGTAGCCGGCCGGGTCTGCCGTCAGGAAGGTCTTGTTGATGGCCACGGAAAAGTCAGGCGAGTATGTCCTCACCCCATCGTAGACCTCGAAGCCACGCTCCGAGGGGAACATGAGGAAGTCGTTTACGACCTCGACGCAGCCGTCGGCGATGCAGCCCACGTCGCTGTTCAGGTGGTAGACCCCATAGCCGAGGGACGTCTTCTGGATGATGAAGATGTCGTTTCTCTTCCAGACGTAGAGGGCGTCCTTGTAGGCCTTCATGGCCGTGATGACGTCACCCTGGTCGCCCCTGCGAATCGGAACGAACCGATCGCTGATTGAGAACTCTTCGGGAACACCTCCCCCGGACCGGACCGCCGAGTAGTAGACGAGGTTCTGGGCGTGGTCGGCAATCCAGAGGCGGTTGTCCCACCATTCAGAGAACTTCCCAATCGTCGTCGAGACGGTTCCCCCGGACCCCACGGTGGCCTCGGTGAATAAGTCCCGGTCCTCTTCCATCTCTTCGCCAAGGCCGCCGGTGTCTGGGAAATTGTCGACGAAAGTCGTTGTGGTCGCCCGGTCATAAATAGTCGTCAGGTAGTAGAACGTAGACCCGCCGGACTTTGACCGATAAATCTTCCTGGCCGTGACTTGTTCATCGGCTGATATCGGGATTTCCGAGAGGGTCACTTGTTGCATAGTCGCAACGACAGAAATGGCCGAACACGGAATCTCCCAGTAATTCGTCGCCGCATGGTCTGTCAATGTAGCGAATTTTACCGTCACGCCGTAGGCAAGGTGGACCTTCGCGGCCATGGCGATCTCTGCGCTCCAGGTTGAGCCGCCGTCTTCCGACCATTGGATGATGTCCGGGTTCGCCGCCGTTTTGACCTTGACGCGAAGCGTCTTTGTCGTTGCCCCGGTATAGTCGCTTTCTGAATCCAAAGTCATGTCGTTTACACCGGCGCCCGTGAAGACAATCGTCCCGAGCTTTGACTTGATGGGGTTCGACTCACAGCCGTAGTTTCCCGTCCGGGCAAAGGTGATGGCGTAGCGATACATCCCGGAGATGGGGGCCGTCTCCGTATTGATTGGCACTACTTTGAAATAATCAAGCCATGCTTCTTGGTTATTCGAAGTCAGAACGTTTTTCAATTCGATTTCAACGTAGTTTGAGCGAGTTATGTTCGGGTTATAGAACGTGATTTCTCCGAGTTGGAGCATCGCCCCAGCGATTGTCCTAAAGATTTTCATTTTCACATTCTTGGCGTCCGACCCGTCAACGTAGACGTTCCAGATAATCCACTTTTCTAAAGGAGTCGCTTCCGCTGAGATTCTTACTGGAATATTGTTGGTTCCGTATGAAAAAACTCCATCGCGACAGATGTGGACCTTGACTAAGAATGTCCCGTTGTAGATTGCGACCCCGAATCCTGTTTGTGCGGGTATAAGCACCCCCGCTCCCTGATAAGCGTTGAGCGTCTTGAAATATGTAGCGTAGGTAAAAGAGTAAACGGCCCCGATGTCTTTTGTGACGGGAGATGCCCCCGAATCGCTGGTCCGCTTGGCTAGTTTTGAGATTCCGGTGGTCGTTAAGAACTTCGCGTATTTCGTGTCTCCTTCCGGCCCTGGCGTCGTGTAAGGATCGGCCAATTCTAATGTCGATGCCCCGCCGTATAAATCATAATCCACCCAAACCACGTCCATAGCCGCCTGATTGGCGTAATTCCAAGATTCGTTCACGGCGAACCCACCCGCTGTCACATAGGCCGCGGAGAGGGTCGGGATGGTCGTCGGAGCCGTTATCCCTATCTGCCGGACGGTCCCGTCTGCCAAGATTACCCGAGATCCCTTTTCCGTGATGATGAACTGCTTGCCCTGGATCTCCAGCGGCTTCACCACATGATCGATAGTCGCGGCCGCCGGCCAGTCGTAGATATTCGCCCATGCCGCACCCCCGACCTTCCGCTGAATCTCAGTCTCAAGGACGGCAATCTGACAAAACGCAGGGGTCACGTTGAAGTAGGTGGCGTAGCCGTAGACGTCCTCTCCGAACGCCGTGGCCTCTTCCTGAAGGCCCGCCCGCTTCTGGATCCTCTTCCCGTCCTTGGTCAGGCGCCAGTTCGTCATCTTGACGCAGTCGCCCGGGGCCAAGGAATCGGACGGTGATATTTCGTCGACTCCACCAGAGAGACTTATCGGGACGGACTTGAGGCCCTCGATACTTTCTATCATCTGGTCCTCTTTAAATGGCGGCTATCTGTTCATTCGACCATGCCCGTCCCTGTTCGTATTCGTACCTACGATTGCAGTTCGCGCACCTAAGATCAAACTCGCTAGTTCTTGTCCCATTTACGATAGCCTTATAGATTCCTGTTGATCCGTTTTTCAAGAAGTCTGGTCGTCCGCCTCCGTTGATATGGTTGACCTGGAGGACACGATAGTCTGACATCCCGCAGGCAACACATTCTCCGCCGAGTTTCTTGATGACCGCCATTCTTAATTCACGGTTGTATTTTCTACTAAGCTGGATCCTGTGATCGTCCTTGCATTTATTCGAGCAAAAACTTTGTACCCCCCCGTGAAAGATACCCACATTTCTCGGCTGGAAGGTCTTTCCGCAAAGGATATTTTCGCACACCTTGGGCTTTATCTTGGTCCCTGATTGCTTAATGATCTTTCTGATCGTCCTATGATGGACTCCGCACCACTTGGCGATCAGGGCGTAGGAAACGCCGCTCGACCACGAGAGGCAAACTCTCTCCACGAGCTCCGGAGGAAGGATGATTTTCTTCATGTTAAGGCCAGTCGAGGTCATAAAAAACGCGCTCGCGGTCATCTCTCGTCGTTCTTTCGACTACGGACTCGCGGACAAAGCGAGGGGCTTGCTGAAATTTGCCCTTCTGCATGGACTTGATCTTCTCGAGCCGGTTCGAATAGAGGGCGAGGAACCTCCCGGCCGTGTTCTTGGCCCCGAACATTTCCGCGACGAGGGAGGCCGCCCAAAAGACGATGAGGCGGTGCGTCACTCGGGGCAGGCAGGCCGGCCCCCCGGCGACCATGGCCGTGGCTTCCGCCTGAATCCCCCAGACGCGGATGTAGTTCGTGATTGCCACGGACGGCGTCGGGTAGACGTAGAGCGTGTTGCCGATGAGAAAGACCCCGTAGGGCCGGGGGCTCGTCTCGTCGTGCGTCTCCATGTATTGCTGCGAGAGCGGGTCGATGACGTCCATCTCCGTTTCGTTCTCGCCGGCGACGGTCTTGGCGAACTTGAGGATCTGCCAGAACTCCTTCGTGAGGGTATAGGTCTTCGTGGCGGCGACCATGCTCACGTCCTCGTAAGTCAGGAGTTCGTTCGGATAGGTGTCTACGAGGTCCAAGACGACCTGTTCAATCGCGTCCTCGATGAAGCCGATGAGGTTGCCGGCATCGCTGAGGGCGGCCCCGGCGTCGGTAGAGACCTCGTTCACCAGGTCCCTGACAGCCTGGATGATCTGGGCCTTTGTCATGGCGACCTCCTTATGCGGTGATCTTCGGCGTCACTCCCATGAGGTAGACGTAGCACGTGCCGCCGTCGATAACGCCGACGTAGAGTCCGTTGAACTCTTCGCCTTTGGGACCGTAGTCGATGCTGACCCAATCGACGTCCGCCGCCCCTGCTTTCAGGACGCAGAAATCTTTCAGCGTCGACCCGTCCGACAGGTATTCCTGAAGGGCAAGATCGTCCGCGGCGACAGCCGGGGCGTAAACGATTCGCCTGACCCTAACCTTGTCTCCCGCCGCCTTGATAACTCCCGTATCGGTGAGCTTCCAAAGGTGCGGTCCCGTAATGTCGTTAGCCATTTTATCCTCCTTACAATTTCAGTTTCAGATTCATCGGCTTCCCGCCGCCAGCGGGAGTTGGCCCGTGTTGCTCGTCCCCCCACGTCAGCCCGCCGTCGGCGGCAACAATATTATCGTGTCCATAATTTGTCCACGCTTCGGATGGGCCAAAAACGATATTCTTGATGATTCCGTTGGGGGTATGAAATGCCGAATCAAGATATAGCGCGGCCCCCGTTGCCCTGGCAACCTCATGCTTCAGGATACCGTCTTTGTAATATCTTACATAGGAACCATCATAAGTGATGAGGAAAATCGTGGCCGTAGTATAGAGGCCGTGAGTCCCCATGTTGGCGCCAAGAACCTCAACTCGACAATACCCATCAGCTTGTAAATACCAGTCGTAGTCTATGGAAAATAGGGGCGCGGTAGGCGGGTCAACGCTGAACCCCATTGCGCAATGTTTATCTGCTTGCCCGGCCATCATTGTTATGGCGCATCCTGAAACATAGCCTTGCGTCATAGAATAGGCTACCGAATCCCAGTCGGGGTTGCCGCCCACTTTTTGAATCTCTGTTTTACTTATGACGGTAGTTTGCGCACCCACGGTTGACCATTGCGTCCCAACGGGAGTAGACACATCCGCCGCCCCCACGTTCCCGTAGTAGCACCAGACGTAAGTCCCCGCCGTCGCAACGTTTGTCTTGACCCAGAAGATACCCGTCGCCGCGCCTCCCGTAACGGCGAACGACTCCCGCTCGTAGGGCAGGAGCGTCACGCCGTCAGCCGCCGTGAAGCGGATGTCGAAGCCATCGGCACGACAATCCGCGCCGATGTCGGCGTCGGCAACTATCGGAACTTTGACCGGGAAGTCCACCTGGTTCGCCGTCGGGATGGGGAGATCGATACGCTTCCGAGACGACCATGCGGCGAAGGCTCCAAAGTCAGGCATCTTCCCCTCCTCTACATTACCCGCACGTTCAACTTGTAATTCCGAATAACGACCCGGCCCCGCAGATATATTCCAGCGAGGCAATAGGCGACAGCCGCGTACCATGCTCCGGCGAGGACGAGGCCATAGGTCGCAAAGAGGGTCATGGCCGTGCCGATGACCGTTATCATCGCGGCCCGCCAATCTTTCTTCATGAACCAGACCATGAGTCGGTTCCCCTCGATGATTTTCCCGCCGGACCGCTTGATTGCGTCCCTAGTGAGGAAAGCGTCTACGCAAATGAGCGCGATCACGAAGCCGGCCAGCGCCATTGTTAGGTATTCTGTCATTTCTCTCCCCCGTAGGAAAATGATTTCTTCCGAGATAGCCTGTCCGCTTCCATCAGCCCTTCGGAGATCATGTCCACGGCCAATTCCGCCTTCTTCGCTTTCGCATCCCTTTTCAACTTCTGGTAGTAGGCCAGTTCGTTGACGGGGTTGTCGAAG